ACCCCGATTTTCACGAGGTGCCCGGCCCGCTGCATGACTGTGGCGACCACGGGCACGATTTCGGCAAAGAGCTCAGCGTCCTTTTCAGCAAGGTCGGCGTTCACAGCGACTGCCGCTACGTCGAGGTCAAGGACTCGGTGATCTACCAGACATGCAAGCGCTGCGGCGGCATGTGGCCTTACCGGCCGTCATTCGCTGGCCACTTCACCGTGCTCAAGGATTCCGACGATGCCAGCTGAGGGCCGCGCCTGCGAGACCTGCGCATGGTACCAGCCGCTGACCGCGGGCGATGGCGGCGGGACATGCCGGCATGACGCGCCCGACGCCCACCACGGGTGGCCGGTCGTCAACGCCAAGGCGTGGTGTCGGCATTGGGATCTGGACTCGCCGCTGACCGTTGGTGGCAAGCCAATCCGGGATCTCGATGACGATGAGCTGCAGGACGCCCTGCGCTTCTGTTCAGAGGCCGAGAATTTAGAATCCTACGACTCAATGGTTCGGGCCCGCTGGGAGCAGGAATCGTGTGCGGTCGCGGTCAGGCGGGAAATAGAGCGCCGCGCGATCCTCAAGGCTGGGGGCTAACCGTCTGATTTGATTGAGATCAGACCCAAAAGTGTGAGGAGTCCATAATGGGAGAATTGCTTGCGTTTATAGATGACAGGTTCAACGCCACGTGGCGGGCCGTCGCTTTCTGGGGGTCGCTTAACGCCACGCTGATTTGTTTTTTCAACGGCGCAGCGATCCCGGCGATGATCTTCGGGGTCTGGCTTGGGGTGGTGTCCTGCCTTTTGCTGGTGTCCGCGTTCAAAACGGCCGATCAGGACGAAGAGCAGTCGGAGGGAGTTGAGTGATGGGTAACAGAGGCATCCCCTTGTGGGCTCTTTTGGTTTGGGCGGGGGCCGTGTCGTTCGTTGCCACTCTCTTGATGTGGTGCCACCCATGACCACTGACATAGACATTCCAGAAGAAAAGTGCCCGCATCAAAATCAGGAAACGGTAGGTGTGCGGGGCGCTGATGGCGTGGAGTTCGATGTGAAAGCTTGCGTCGATTGCGGGGAATTTGGCCCGTTCCCGCCCTCAACGCAGCTGCCACGCCTGGCCCTCTCGGTCCGTCAGCCCTGGGCGTGGGCAATCATCTTCGCGGGCAAGGATATTGAGAACCGGAGTGTGGCCGCGGTCAGGCACGGCATGAAGCCGGCTCCGATCGCTATCCATGCCTCAAAGGGCATGACGCAATGCGAGTACGAGCACGCCGCTGAGTTCATGGCCAGCATCGGCGTGACGTGCCCTGCAGCGCGCGAACTGGTTCGGGGCGGGGTCATAGGCCATTGCGAGATCACGGGCATTGTGGACGCGCACGACAGCCCGTGGTTCTTCGGTCCGCGCGGGCTCGTCCTGGCCAATCCGACGCCATGCGATCCGATCGCCGCGGTCGGCGCGCTGGGCTATTTTCGCTGGGAGCGTGGCGGCGAGCTCGATGAGCCGAAAAAATGGATGCTGGCCGAGCCGCCCGGACCGGCGCCGGAGCCAATCACTACGCTCCCGCTATTCGACGGGCCCGAGTCATGAGGCCGTGGCAAGTCACGCTCGAGCGCTTGCGGTATCAGGCAAAAATGCGGTGCCTTGACCGCCATGAACTGGCTGAACTTCAAGAAGCTGAGGCCGAGGAGGAGGCCTATTCGGGGTCGACCGATCAAGCCGTTGATGAGCTAATCGGCCTTTTTTCTGATCTCTGTGACGCCATCTGGCATGGGCTCAGGGCGAATCCGTGGCCTCTGATCTCATGGTGGGCTGGTGGTGTGATTATCGCACTCATTCTCGAGCTGGCCAACCGATAGGAGGACGACCATGAACGCCGACGTCATCTCAGCCGGAAAGCCCTGGGGCGACACAGGGGGCACGGTCTACTACTTTGATTGCCCGGGCTGCGGCAGCCCACACATGTTCGTCATTGGCGGCGGCCGGGGCTGGACATGGAACGGCGACCACAAGAGCCCTACGGTCAGGCCGTCAATCCTCGTGAATGGCAACGCAAAGTGCGTCAACCCGGCGGCGCCACGGTGTCACAGCTATGTGACCAATGGGCAGATCGGATTTCTGAATGATTCGACCCACGAGAAGGCTGGCCAGACCGTGCCGCTACCGGCGTGGGACAGGGATTGGGACTAGGGCTGGCGACCGGCGCATGACCGTGATACGTTGCCACCGCAGAAACGCTTAGGAGGAGCAGACATGAATTTGCTACCGGACATCTACGGTCTCCGTGACAGCCTGAAACGCCGCAAGGGCGGTCTCAGCACCAAGTCGCTGACGGAATTTAACCGCCTGGCCAACAAGGCGCTTGACGCTAAGGGCGAAGCGCAGCGGCTGACAGCCGATGTCGAACGTTTGGAAGGTGAGGTTCGGGCGCTGGAGCGAAAGGTTGAGCGCGAGGGCGACCGCGCCGACTTCGCGCACGCCCATGCCAAGGCAGTGGCGTATCGGGACGCGCTGGACATGGTGACCGGACGAATGGGTGGGCAGACCATCCTCCCGACCGTGGAGCTGACCAGCGAAAAGGCTGGTGGCTGACCGCACTCCATGCGCGGTCCCGTTCTGCCGAAAGACCACCAAGGGCGGCGGTCCGGGATATGAGTGGATCTGCGCGGATCACTGGCGGCACGCCGATCGGGGTCTCCGTCGGCGCTACGCCGCGGCGCAGAGGGCCCAGAGGCCGGCCGCGAATCGCTTGTGGCGGGCCATCAAGGTGCAGGTCGTGGAGCGCGCGTTCGGCATCGGATGATCCACGGTTTACACTGTACCACGTAGTGTAATAGTCTCGATCTGACCGCGCGGTCTGACCACGTGTGGTCTTCCCAAGGAGCCCCCCCAAGGTTCCACACCACCAGTACCCCTGGCCCCGTCGGCCCCAACCGGCGGGGCCCTCGCTTGCCCGCCCGTGTTTTCGGTGCGATAACGTGCCCCGGTAGAAACATCGACCCCTCAGGAGGCACGACATGGCCAAGACACCCAGCACGAAGACGAAGACAAAGGCGCCGGCCAAAAAGGCCGCTGCAAAGCCTGCGCAGGCCAAGACGGACAAGCGCACCGAGCATCTGCACGAGATCATCGTCACGCACCACGCCGGAGCCGCGGAAGGCACGGTTAAGGTCAACGGCGCCATCGCGTCCGTGTTTTCGCGTCAGGAGGCCAAAGACGGCAAGGGCAACAGCCAGGTCCGCGACCGGCGCCCGTACCCGCACTTTTGGGCAGCTGATGGCGACAGCATCACGGAAGAAACGTACGGCAACATTACGTTCGAGATCCGTAAGACCGACCGCACGCGCTCGGCCTGATCACGATGTCGATCGGTAAGGGAAAGCCCCGGGCAAAGAGCGTGCCCGATGGGCTTGAGGTCAAATACTACGACCCGGCCAAACTCATTCCGTACGCCGGAAACGCCCGCACGCACAGCGAGGACCAGGTCACCATGATCGCGGCCTCGATCAAGGAGTTCGGGTTCACCCAGCCCATCCTCATCGATGACGACATGGGAATCGTGGCCGGACACGGCCGCGTTCAGGCCGCGCAGCTCCTTGGCCTCAAACAGGTCCCGACCATCCGGCTTTCCGGCCTCACCGACGCCCAGCGCCGGGCCTATGTCATCGCTGACAACCAGCTTGCAACCCAAGCGGGCTGGGACAAGGAAATGCTTAAGGCCGAGCTGGGTCGCCTGCTCGATGATGATTTTGAGATCGGCCTGCTTGGGTTCTCTGACGTTGAGCTCGGCGCCATCATGGCAGACCGGAACCAGGGCCGGACCGACCCGGACGACGTGCCCGGACTCAGGGCAGAGGTGGTGAGCGCGCCGGGAGACGTTTGGCGCCTGGGCCGCCATGTCCTGAAGGTCGGAGACGCGACCAGCGCCGATGACGTGGCCGATGCGCTGGCCGGGGTCGTACCGCACCTCATGGTGACCGACCCGCCCTACGGGGTCAGCTATGACCCGTCATGGCGCGCTGAGACCAAAAGGTCGGACGGTACGCCGGTCAGCACCGGCAACGTTGCGACCGGAGAGGTCAGCAACGACGATCGAGCGGATTGGCGCGAGGCCTGGGCGTTGTTCCCCGGTGACGTGGCCTACGTGTGGCATGGCGCGCTCCACGCCCAAGTCGTGGCCGACAGCCTGATCGCCACCGGCCTTGAGATTCGGTCACAGATCATTTGGGTCAAGCCCAGGGCGCCGATCAGCCGCGGCAACTATCATTGGCGGCACGAGCCGTGCTGGTACGCGGTGCGCAAGGGCAAGACCGGACACTGGGAGGGTGGCCGCAAGCAGAACACGGTATGGGAGATCGACAACAACGACGGCGCGAATCATGATCGAGAGCACGCCACCGGGCACGGAACGCAAAAGCCGGTGGATCTGATCAGACGCAGCGTCGAGAACAATTCCAGCGCTGGTCAGGCCGTGTACGAGCCGTTCGCCGGGTCCGGGACGACACTGATCGCGTGCGAAATGACTGGCCGCGCATGCCACGCACTGGAAATCGACCCGCGCTACGCCGATGTTATTATTCGGCGCTGGCAGGACTTCACGGGCGAGAAGGCCCACCTGGGGCGGGCAGACGGCCAAACATTCGAGGACATCGAACATGAGCGCGGGCAAGGAGCACGTACCGACTGAGGACCAGCGCAAGATCGTGCGGATCAGCGCGGCCATGGGCCTGCGCCGTGAGCAGATTTGCCTTCTCGTCCTCCAGGACGGTGCACCGATCAGCGAAAATACGCTGCGCAAGCACTACACCGAGGAGCTCGACACAGGCGACGTCCAGGCCAACTATGACGTGGCGGCCATCGCCTACAAAACAGCCACGGACAAGACGCTGTTCGGCACTGCGGCGCAGGGCAACATGGTCCGCTATTGGCTCAGCGCGCGGGCCGGATGGAAGGAAGGCATGACCCATGAGCACACCGGACCAGACGGACAACCGCTCGAGTCCATTGATGCGAAGTGGGCAGAGCTTGAACGCCGAATCATTGGCATCGCTGAGTCCGCAGGAGCTGGTCGCAGCGCTGGCGGCGCTGAAGGAGACGCTTAGCGGCGCTGAGCTCGACGCACTTCTCGTCGATTACGAGTTCTGGGCTCGGCCCAACCAGCTTCCACCGGCGTGGGAGTGGTCCACATGGCTTGTTCTGGCCGGCCGCGGGTTCGGTAAGACCTGGGTCGGATCACACGCGACCAGCGCGGCCGTGATCGGCAGGACGCCGTTGTCAGGCGGTGCCCGTCACAACGTCGCGATCGTGGCCGAGACGGCGGCCGACGCCCGAGACGTCATGGTTGAGGGCCCGGCCGGGATCCTTGCGCAGACCCCGAAGGACTACCGCCCTCTCTATGAGCCGTCCAAGCGCCGCCTGACCTGGCCGAACGGAGCGACAGGTACCCTGTTCAACGCGACCGAGCCGGATCAGCTGCGTGGCCCGCAGCACGACTGGGCATGGTGCGACGAGGCCGCTAAGTGGCAGTACGCCCAGGAGACCTGGGACATGCTGCAGTTCGGCATGCGACTCGGCCGGCTCCCCCAAGTGGTGGTGACCACGACCCCGCGCCCGATCAAACTGATCAAGGAGCTGCTGGCCGACCCGGGCACAGCGGTGACGCGAGGCGCAACCATGGACAACCGGGCCAATCTGGCCGCGTCGTTCATCAAGAAGATCCACGACAAGTATGAGGGCACCCGACTGGGCCGGCAGGAGCTCTACGCCGAGGTGCTCGATGACGTTCCGGGCGCGCTGTGGCGCCGTCAACAGATCGAGGCCAGCCGAGTGCGGCTCGGCGAACACATTAACATCGACGATCTGCAGCGCATCGTGGTCGCGATCGACCCGCCCGCAACGTCCGGCGAAGACGCTGACGAGTGTGGCATCGTGGTCTGCGGAATCGATCGCAAGGACCCGCCACACCTCTACGTGCTGCAAGACCTCAGCTTCCCCCAGGCCAGCCCCACTGCGTGGGCCAGCACGGCCTGTGCGGCGTTTCACCAATGGAAAGCCGACCGCATCATCGGCGAAGTGAACAACGGCGGTGAGATGGTCGAGGCCGTGATCAGGGCGCACGATCCGAACGTACCGCTCCGGTCAGTACACGCCACGCGAGGGAAGGTTCGGCGCGCTGAGCCGATTGCCGCCTTGTGGGAGCAGGGCCGCGGGCATATTGTGGGCGCCATGCCGCAGCTGGAGGACCAGATGGCTGAGATGACGCCGGACTTTGATTCCAAGGTAGCGGGCTACAGCCCTGACCACCTCGACGCCATGGTCTGGGCCGCTACGGACCTGACAGAGGCACCCACCGACGACCTGTTGCTATAGGGGACAGCCATGGCCAGATTTCGCGACACGGTTTCCTCAATGGTTCCGTGGATCAAGCGCTCAGGAGTTTCAAGGCTTCTCGTGACGTACGGGCTCGGTCAGCCCAAGGCGACGCCGCGAAACTACACAGCCCTCTCGAAAGAGGGCTACCAGATGAACGCGATCGTGTTCCGGTGCGTGAACCTCATCGCCGGATCGGCATCGACCGTTCCGTTGCGCCTGAAGATGAAAGACACCGACGAGGTCATTGATTCTCATCCTATTCTCGACCTGCTGGCCCGGCCCAACGTCAAGGACCGCAACTGGGCAAACCTGGTCATGCAGGCCGTCGCGTTCCGGCTGTTGAGCGGCAACACCTACTTCGAGGGCACCGAGTCCAAGATCCGGTCCAAGTCTCCGCCGCTCGAGATCTTCACCCACCGGCCGGACCGCATGAAGGTCGTGCCAGGCCCTCACGGTCTGCCCGAGAAGTTCGTCTACGCCATCGGATCAAACAAAAGGGAGTGGGCGGTTAACCCGGTCGACGGCTCCGGCCCGATCCTTCACATCAAGCGATTCAACCCGCTCGATGACTGGTATGGCATGTCACCGATCGAGGCTGCGGCGATGGGCATCGACGCACACAACGACGCGAATCGGTGGAACACCTCCCAGCTGCAAAACTCTGGAAAGCCGAGCATGGCCTTGGTCTACACGCCGCGCGAAGGCCTCGCCGCGCTGACCCGCGAGCAGTACGACCGCACAAAGAAATGGATCAAGGAAGAATTCGAGGGGCCGGACAACGCCGGCAAGCCCATGGTGATCGGCGGGAATTTCGACTTCAAGACCCTGAGCCTGACCCCGCAGGAAATGGAGTGGCTCAAGGGCAAGCAGGACGCGGCGCGCGAGATCTCACTGGCGTTCGACGTGCCCGAGCAGCTCGTGGGCATCGAGGGCAGCCAGAAGTTCGACAACTTCGAACACGCCATCCTTGCACTCTGGGACTATGCGGTGTGCCCGAACCTGAACGCCGTGGTCGGTGAGCTCGGCGACTGGCTTCTCCCGCAGTACGATGGGACCGAAGGCATGGTGCTCGAGGCCAATTATGACGACGTGCCGGCCCTGGGACCGCGTCGCCGCGAGATCGCGGCCAGCCTCAAAGACAAGGCGCATCTGACCATCAACGAGAAGCGCGAGGCCGAGGGCAAGGAGCCTTATCCCGGCGGAGACGTGATCTTGATCCCGGCCACATCGGTTCCGCTGACCGCATCGGGCCAGCCCGCGTCGACCGAAGACGACCCCAACGATCAGACCCGCGCGGTCCGCCTGGCCTACGGAGACTAAGCCCATGTTTGCCCCGGCCGGCGCCACAGATGACGAGCTGGGGGCCCGTGCTGGCCGGTTCCTAATGATTGAGGACCGGCTGGCCGCGGCCATGCGTGGGGCCCTGAACGCCGAGTTTGCCCGCGTCAGGGACGTCGTTTTGTCCAGCCTTGGAGGGTCGTCTGACCGCGATATTGACCGGCGCCTAGCCGTCACTTTGGGGCTGATTCCAACGCTTCTTGCCGACCACCCGGACCAGCTCAACCGGATTTTTGTCCAGCATCTTGGGCGCGCATTTGATGTGTTCGGGGAAATGGTATTTGACCTGGCGACGGAGATCGGGCGCTCAGGATTCAAGGCTGCCGATGACTTTCGCCCGGATGCGAGGTCGACGTTTCGCGCCGCGCGCCAGGCCTATCTCGATGAAGAGGGTGGGGCGCACATCGTGCGTATCTCTGACACCACCAGGGTTCAGCTTCTCGGCGAGTTGCAGGACGCCATCATCGACGGCACGGGGTATGCGGGCGCTGCGGCCGGTATCAGCACTGTAACGGTCGGGGAGATCGGAAGATTTCGCGCCACGACGATCGCCGGAACCGAGATGCACAGCGCCTCACAGGCGGCGACCTACGAGGCGCACGGCGCGCTGGTCTCCGAGTTCTCGCTTGTGCGCAAGTGGGTTTCCGTGGAAGATGACCGTCGCCGGGACACGCACCGAGCCGCTCATGGTCAAATCGCCCCCGTCGACGGCACGTTTCTGGTCGGCGGATTCAACCTCCGCTATCCTGGGGATCCGCGAGGGCCCGCAAAGGAGATCATCAGGTGTCGATGCGTGGCGGCACTGCAGCCACCGGAGTATGACCAATGACCGTGCGATTTGCTGAACTGGATGTCCCCTTCCAGTGCAAGAGCGTCAAGGCCAGCAACGGGTCAGCGACCTTTGAGGGCATGGCCTCGGTGTTCGGACACCTCGATTCATACAACGACGTCGTCGAGCCCGGCGCGTTCTCTGACACGCTCGCCGAGCACGCGGAGAAAAACCGCATGCCGGCCCTGCTTTGGCAGCACTGGTCTGACGAGCCGATTGGGGTCTGGCGCGAAATGCGCGAGACCGATGAAGGCCTGTTCGTCCGCGGTGAGCTGTTCACCGATGACATCCCGAAAGCGCGCCAGGCCTATAAGCTGCTCAAGGAAAACGGGCTGTCCGGCCTCAGCATCGGCTTCAACATTCTGGAGGCCGACGAGGACAAGGAGGGCATTCGCCATTTGCACGGCATTGACCTTTGGGAGGTCAGCGTCGTAACTTTCCCCGCACTGGACACAGCGCGCGTGACCGGCGTTAAGGCCAACTCGATCAAGACGATTCGAGACTTTGAACGCGCGATGCGGTCCATCGGCTACTCCAGCCGTCAGTCAAAAGCACTGGCAGCGGAGGGCTTTTCGGCCGTCGAACGGGACGTCGATCCGGCCAATCATCGGGACGATGGTCATGAAGTCGTGGTGGCTCGCATGCGCGAGCTCGCTGAAATATTCAAGTCCTGAGGAGGATCGATATGGACAACAAGGTTCTGGAAAAAGGCCTCGACGACCTCAAGAGCGGGTTCGAAGAGTTCAAGCAAAAGAACGACGAGCGGCTCGAGCAGCTCGAAAAGGGCAGCGAGGACGTGATCACCAAAGAGCACGTCGATCGGATCAATGAAGATCTGAGCAAGAAGCTCGACACCCTCAAGGAAGCGTTCGACCAGGTCGAAAAGGACCAGAAGGCCGAGCAGGAGCGCGCTGAAAAGCTCGAGAAGCTCCTTGCCCGTATGCCGACCGGCACGACCGAGCGCGACGCAGAGCACGCACTGACCGTCGGCCAACAGCTCAAAAGCTTCAATGCGCTGATCAAGGAAGTGGACAAGGCCAAGGAAGCCGACGCCGAATCCCTGATCGCTTACAATGAAAACTTCGAACACGCGCTGCGCCGCGGCAAGCTGACCCCCGACCAGGAAAAGGCTCTGGCCGTTGGCCAGGACCCGGACGGCGGGTACTGGGTGAGCCCAGACAAGAGCGGCGAGATCGTCAAGATCGTCCACGAGACGTCTCCGATTCGCCAGCAATGCTCTGTGGTCCAGATCGGGACCGACGCGCTCGAGGGCACCCGTGACCTCCAGCAAGGCGCCGCGTCCTGGGTGACCGAGCTTGAGTCGCGCACCGAGTCGTCCACGCCTCAGATCGAGGTCTGGCGCATTCCGGTGCACGAGCTGCACGCTCAGCCCGCCGCGACCCAGAAGATGCTCGACGACGCTCAGTTTGACGTCGAGGGCTGGCTCGCCGACAAGACGGCCGAGGCCTTCATGCTCGCGGAGAACACCGCGTTTGTGTCTGGCACCGGCGTTGGTAAGCCCCGCGGGTTCACGACCTACGCCGCAGGTGTTCCGAGCTCCACCACGTTCGAGGTAATCGAGCAGGTCGGGACCGGGACGTCAGCGGCGTTCGATGCGACCACGCCGGGCGATGTGTTCCACACCACGATCGGCAAGATGAAGCAGCCCTATCTGGCGGCCTGCCGCTGGGGCATGAATCGCACGACCTTGGCCGAGACGCGCAAGATCAAGGACGGTGACGGCACGTACCTCTGGGAGAAGTCCTTCCAGGCCAATCAGCCGTTCATCCTCTTGGGCTACCCGGTCGATATGTTCGAGGACATGGCTGCGATCGCTGGCAACTCGCTCTCGATCGCGTTTGCCAACTGGCGCCGGGCGTACACCGTGGTCGACCGCATCGGGATCCGCGTTCTGCGCGACCCGTACACGTCGAAGCCCAAGGTGCTGTTCGACACCACGAAGCGGGTCGGCGGCGACGTCACCAACTTCGAGGCCATCAAGCTGATCAAGTTCGGTTAAGGCCGGGCCTGATCTGGACGCAACCCTGAACGAGAGGATATTGGGAAATGCCCCAACGTGACTTCCACTCAAACCACAAGTCGGTCGGCCTGATCGACCCGATTGTGGGCAACAACGACACGGAGGGAACGCCGTCCGCTGGCCTCGACACTCGCGGCTTCGACGGCGCTGAGCTCTATGCGTATATCGGCGCCAGCGGCGACACCATCGCCTCCGGTAAGTCGATCAAGGTGACCCTGCAGGAAAGCGACGACGGCTCGGCATGGACGGCCGTCACGGACGCCAACGACGTCAACATCGGTGCTGCCGATTCGCTGGTTGCCGCCCCCGACTCGAGCGGTGTGATCGCCGTCGTGGACGGTGCGGCCGATGACGAGAAGCTGCTCCGCGTCGGCTATCGTGGGTCCAAGCGCTACTGCCGGCTGTTCTTCAACTTCTTCGGCACCCACACGAACGGGACGCCGATTGCAAGTTGGGGCCTGCTCGGCTACCCTCGCGGTACCCCGCTTTCGGACTAAGCGGTTCCTTCCTCGACCTTGCCCCGGGCGCCTTACAGCGCTCGGGGTTTTTTATTCCTGATCGGCGCGGCGGGCCTGGTGGATCACCTGCCGGAACAGCCAGGTCTGCAGGGATCTCGTGTGGTCAGAGTAGCCCGTACTGATGTGGACCCACTCTTCGAACAGGGCGTGGATGAGCATGTCCAGGCCCTGATCAAAGCACTCCTGAGAAATGTAAGACCGGCCGGATTTGGCCATGGCGAGCGTGCCATCCGAATCGATCTTCTCAACGAAGATGATCTCGGCCGATGTCACGTCATAACCGGCCCGGGCCAGAAATCCTGTCGCCTCTTCGTACATCGCGCGCTGAGCAGCGGTGAGCTCAACGCCGTAGTGTGACGCTTCGGAAATCTTGCGGTGCGTGTGGTAGACCGAGGCAACGGAACCGACCGGCACACGCCCCTGACCGGCCATCTCGTCGACCACGTCGAGCCATGTCTCGCTGGGGTCGGACCCGCACCCAGCCCAATCAAAGCTGCCCTCCATGGCCTGATCACCGGCATTCAGTGCGTCATAGATCAGGTCCCGGTCGTCGCACGCGATAATCGATCTGATCACGGAGTCCCGCGCCTGAAACGCCCACCGGGCCGTGCGGTCCTCGGTCAGGTCGATCTTTCTCGTCACGTTGTAGGTCTTGGCACTGGGCCGATCGAGGGAGGCGACGGCCACACCCTTGTAGAAGATCTTGGTGCTGGTCCCGGGCAGGACCTCGCACTCGGACAGAACGGTCCGCTCGCGTTCCGGCTCGATCAGATAGAGATTCCGGTCACGGTACGCGGACTCGACGCCCGGATCATCGACGCAGATGATCGTACAGCCGACGCTGGCGGCCTGAACGCCACCGGACGGCTCCTTGTCGGTCATGGACCCGCCTTCGTCCCATGCGTTGCAGGCCAGCTCCCTGAGGGCCATCCAGTCCTCCCAGGTCTTGCCCATCTTGGTGGTGAAGCCCAGCGGTTCATCGTTCAGCGTGACGATGTCGTGCGGTTCTCCGCGAATCACCTCGGTCGCCGTGCCGAACTTGCACTCGACGCCATTCAGCCAGGCCGAAACCGACCCGCCGTTCCTGAGTATGGTGGCCACGGCGTACTTGAATCCGGTGCCGAAAAACCCGATGGCCGAGCCGGTTTTGACGTTCACGCCCATGACGGTGAGTGCGCGCAGGTCAGCCACGCCTGGGTTCTGGAAATAAATCATGAGATCCTCCTTCTGTTGGTCCCCGCACAATGCCCTTGCGTTGCTGGAATGGCAACGCTAAAGTGGCGGGGTCAGTGAGGCGGCGTGGAAAGCAGACACGCTGCACAACTAGCCAAGAGCATCCGAAACCGACTCTCGGGCGATGTCTTGGATAAGAGAGGGTCCCGAGAGGGGTAGCCGGTTGACAGCCCTAGCCGGACGCACGGCGGTAAGCCCGCCTGACGGTGGAAAGACACAAGTTGGAGTGGCGCCCAGCCCTCGCTGACGCCTTGACTTACCAGATTGGCAACGCTACACGGGAATCCAGACCGGGCCCGCGGCTAGGTGGTTCGCAACCCGCTGATCGGTGGTAGCTCCCCGTGAAGAGGAAGAGGCTGAGACGGTAAGCACGCCATCGGCGTGTGATGGGGCCCGGTCGTTTAACCCAGTGAAGGAGCGCACCATGTCATGGTCATTTTCAGTCGTCGGCCGGCCCAAGGCCGTAGCCGCCGCCTGCCGAGCCGAAGCCGAAAAATCACCCTGCGCTGAGCCCGAAGAGTCGATCCGAAAGACCACTCTTGAGCTCGCCGCGCTCAGCGCCGAAAACCACACCGACGATAATGTGGTGAAGGTCGAGGCCAGCGGCAGCATGTACTCCCAGGACGGCGCGTGCCACCAAAATCAGGTGAGCCTTTCCGTGCGGACGATTTACAACTTCGTGGAATAGACCTTTTTTGTCTTGCTGCGCAGGGGCAATGGGGCCCGGGGAGGTGGTCAATGGGACCGCCGCTGATCCGGGCCTCGCTCTGTCAGCCTCAGCCGACCATCCCCAGCGCACACAGGTACACGTCGAGCAGGGCCTCTTGTTCGGCGCGCTCGTTGCCATCCATCTTCCTGAGCTTGATCACCTGGCGCATGATCTTCGGATCATAGCCGTTGGCCTTGGCCTCGGCGTACACCTCACGGACGTCCGAGCTCAGCGCGGCCTTTTCCTCCTCAATCCGCTCGATGCGCTCGATGAATGACCTGAGCTGGCCCTTGCTGACCCCGCCCACCGATTCGGGCGCGCTGGCGCTGTCGGCGGCATCCTTTATCTGATCTTCTGTGGCCGTAACCGCGATCTTTGCCCGCCCGCCGCCTGGTATGCTGACGTTGCGCTCGACCTTGGCGCCAGCGTTCTCCAGTGCATTGCCAATGGCGTCGACCAGGTCTGCCTGCTCTGATTCCACCGTGCTCATGATGTGACCTCCATGGTTGCTTTGAGCTTCACGACCTTGGCCCGCGGCCAGGTCCTCTTGATTCCTGAAAGTTTCAGCGCTTCCCTCGCCTGCGCGCGGGTCGAAAAAATCGCAGATCTGATCGCCATCTTGCCAACCAACAGTTTGGGCGCATCTGGCCAGTCTTGGAAGAGCCCCCAGCCGGCAAGGCCGCTCGGAGCGTCTCCAAGGGCCTTACCCATTGGGGTCTGACCCAAAAGGACGCCCCAGCCGTCATAGCGCCGCGTGGAGGCCAGGGACGTGTAGACCCCGCCCTGCAGGACCATCCGGCTTTCCCCGGCCTTGTAGCGCTTGTGCCCCTCCCTGTCGGTGCCATCGTCGCGCGCCTCGGCCAAATAGTCCCGTTCAATGTCATTGTTGAGGCTGAGGAGGTCTGGCCGGTCGACGCGGAGTGCAAAGTACTCACCGCCGACCATGGTCACACCGATCTGGACCGATGCGATTTTCCCAGCCCCGGTCGTCATTGCCCCGGGCCTTCTTTCGCGGTCTGTTTGGCCGCGCCCCTGGCATACGTGACGCCTTGCTCGACGGCGTGCTGAGCACAAACCGTCGCGGCCTGGCGCATGACGTCCTCCCGGATCCCGTCGCCGATGAAGTAAGGCTGCGAAAGGCAGACCTCGACGCTGATGGTCGTGCGGATCGAATCATTGAGGTCTTGGTCCCAAAACTCGAAATCAACGGCCAAGCGGCGGTTCAGTACGTCCTGGGCATCCTCGCCTTTAGGGTCATCGTCACGGGGCTCGCCGAACTCAACGAAGTCGGTCTGGCCGGTCCGGTGACACTTGAACCCGACCAGGTCGGCGCAGGCATCGTACAGCGCGCGTTCGACCATCCCGGCGTAGACGATGCTGGAGGTCAGCACGGCGTCGATGATCACACGAGAGCGACCGGCCGGGTCATCCTCGATGTTCGGAAATGCGAAATCTGTCGGCATGGTGTTCTCCTGAGCTGCGGCGGGCAGCGGGGCCCTTGGGGTTGGGTGTTCCAGAGAGCCCCGCGCTCCCCCGGCGGCGACCGACCCGGGATCTCAGCGGGCCGGTCGTGGGGACTGGTTAGCCCTGATCCTGCTGGACCGCGACCTCCTGGCCGAGCGGGCTGAACAATCGCTCGATGGCTCCGGTCTTCTCATCAACGACCAGGGCCGAGCCGTCGGCAAAGGTCAGCCTGATCCGAATCGGCTGGCCCTCGCCGTCGTTCAAGCGCATGGGCGATGCGCCCCAGAACCGCTGGGCCCGGTCCATGATGGCCGCGGAGGTGAGCTCTTCACCATCTTTCATGCAGGCCAGCAGGTAATCGGCGAAGATATGGACCGCAAACAGCTCCGGCGCCTTGACCGTAAGTGGCTGGCCGGCCTTGCCGTACATCTCAATGATCTGGTTTCCGTCGATCGTTGTGAAGGATGAGCCGTCACCGAACGTGTATCGAACCCCGGCCCAGGGGCTGGCGTTGCCAGAGAGCTGTTCTTCCGGGCTGGGCCGTGGCTCGTTGCTGCGCTGGGCCCCGAATGCTTCAGCGATCAGGCCGCAGTTCCGATTGAAATCCTCGGCGACGTTGTAGGGGTCGTCCTCCCAGATTTCGACCATGATCATGTGGAAAAGTTTGGATGCGGGCGTGTTGGCCATGAGATCCTCCTGAGTGTTAAAAATTGACCGGAGCCGCGGACGGCATGCTGGGTGGTATGCGCCCGCGGGTCCGGCCGCCACCTTGCTTTTTTCGGTCACCAATCGGCCGTCTATCCGCGGTCCGACCGACCCCCGGGAGCGGGGTGGCTCAGCTCCAGTTCTGTCGCGTCGGACCATGCCACTACGTTGCCACCGTGGCAACACCTTTTTTCAGGCACGCGAAACATGGCAAAAACCCGGCCTAGCGCGGGCGGCGGCGCTGGGGCATGATGCCCGGGCCGGAGAGGAGGCCGCGAACATGGATCTGAACCTCGAGCTCGTCACCGCACCCGCCGCTGAGCCGGTGAGCCGGTCCGACGTCAAAAGTCACTGCCGCATTTCGGGCTCCGACGATGACACGTATCTCGACGCCCTGATCGAGACCGCGCGTGATCAGGCCGAGAAGTTCATGGCGCGGCGCCTGATCACCCAGACCTGGACGTGGTGGCTGGACGGCTGGCCCGGTTCGCCGGGCGGCGACGAGTGGTTCGATGGGGTCAGGCAGACCGCGGTTAGTGAGGTCTACGGACGGGCCCGCGCGCTTGAGATCCCGTACGCCGCGCCGCTACAGAGCATCACCTACCTCAAGACCTATGACGACCAGGACAACGCCACGACCTACTCCAGCGACAACTATTTCGTGGACGCCAACTCGCAGACCTCGTACGGACGACTTGTCCTGCGCAACGGCGTGGCCGGCCCGAGCCCGACCCGATCGGCCAAAGGCATTGAGATCAAGCACGTCTGCGGTTTCGGCGATTCGGATACTGATGTGCCGCCCCCGATTCGCATGGGCATCAAGATGCTGGTGGCCTACATGTTCGAGTTCCGTGGCGACGACGTCGAGGTCGCGGGCCAGAAATCAGGAGCCCACGGGATCTGGATGCCATACCGAATGGAGCCGATGATTTGAGCGAGCGGCAGAGCATCCCTGCGGTCAGGCGGCCGCGCCGGTCCACACAGATTGGCCAGTTGCGCGAGCGCGTGACCATCCAAGAAGCGTCGACCGCGACTGACCGGCTGAACTCGGAAACCAGATCGTGGTCCAATATCGGCACCGATCCAATCGTGCACGCACGGGTCCGGGTCATGACAAGCCACGAGGAGCGCGCGAATCGGGCCGTAGAGCTGCACGCTACGCACGAGGTCGTGATTCGGTACAGGTCAGATATGGACCCGGCCGTGTCGGCCGATGCGCCCAAACGGCGCCTGGTCTGGGGTTCGGTGACCCTGACCATCGCCGGCATCAAGAACCTCGATGAGAAGCGCCGGTACCTCGTTCTAACCTGCCGGCAGGGAGTAAATGAAAATGCCTGACGGCCTGACCATGACACTCGAGGTGCGTGCCCGTGGTGGCGGTCCCGGCAGGGACGCCGCGGTGGCCTTTGATCGAATCGAGGATGGTGTTGAGCGCGCGGCGGCCCGCGCGCTGGCCGTGACCGGGCAGGTGCTGGTCGGCCGGTACCAGGAAAAGATCAGCACGGGCCAGCGGAGCGGCCGGGTCTACCGCCGGGGCAAGAGCGGGCGGCATCAGGCATCCGCGCCGGGCGAGCTTCCAAAGTCAGACAGCGGTGAACTGGTCTCACATTTCGCGGCCAAGCCAGTGACTATCGAGGCCGGCGGGCTCGGCATCGAGGTCATTAACGACGCGCCGCACGCCGTCCACGTCGAATACAAGGACGAGGGCGCTGGCGGTCGGCCGTTCATGCGCCGGATCCCGCTCGAGTCTGAGGACCTGCTCGCAACCGTTTATTCGAACGAGCTGGCCGCAAACCTGCGGCGGGAGGCCCGCGATGGCTGATATGACAGTGGACGTCGCGGAGGCCGTCATTGCGGCCCTGGTCGCGGACGCCGGGGTCGGCGCGCTGGTCAATGACCGGATCTATGCCGGACCGCCGGATAACCCGACCTACCCATTTGTGAACCTCAATAATCTGACCGCCAGGGACGGCGCTCTGAAGGGTTGGGACGGGCAGGAGATTTTTCTCGAGTTCAGGTCGATAAGCGAATCGGTATCGGATCTCGAGACCCTCCAAATCCATGCTGCGATGCGTAACGCCCTGGACGATAAAAGCTTTGCTTTGACGGGCGGGGACGAGATGGTGTTTTGTTACCACCGACTGACCGACGCGACATGGGTCGGATCGGACGGCCGGCGGAACGGGATTTCTCGGTACCGCGTCAAAGCTCTCGAATCTTAAGGAGGCCGACATGGCTGAGGAAAAAGAAGGCTTCTGCAAAGAGGTCAAAATCGTCAAGAACTGGATCGGTGACCTCGGCGACGGCCGCTCGACCCGCACGTACCGGCCCACCGAGGAGTCGCCCGTGACATTCACGGACGAGCGCCTGTATAACGACTGCCTGGCCCGTGGCTGCGGCGTCGACTATGACGAGTGGCAAAAAGCTCAGGAGGCGGAATGCCAGGACGAAACGACCGAGGAGACCAAGGGCGAGAGCTCAGGGTCCAGCGGAGACGCGCAGAGCGCCGACGGCTCGAAGAACAACGACTCGCAGGGATCTGGCGACGCGCCGAAGGCGTCGCAGACCCCGGCTCAGAAGAGCGCGAAGCGACCGAAGACCCGCACAAAGACGGCCAAGAAGGCGCCGAAGAAGCCCGCAAAATCGAAGGGCGCGGCCCCGGAGAACAAGGCAATGACCGGGCCCGGCAGCGACAAGACAGGCGAGGCCTGAGCCGACGCAGGGTGAAGAAGGGCAAGCAGGCGGCGCGGATCCCTGGCGTTCCGGTCGACGAGCCTTACCTCAGCGATCTGGTCGTAGAGCGAACCATAATTGAGCCTGATTGGGCCGGGCAGGTCGCGGTCATCATGGCGTCGGGGCCGTCGCTCTGCGCCGAAGACATCGCCAAGGTCAGGCGCTCAGGCGCTCGGACCATCGTATGCAACCGCACGTGGGAAATGGCTCCGTGGGCCGACATTCACTACGCCACCGACCGTCATTTCTGGATCGATACGGTTTCCGGGCAAGAGGCGCGAAAGCCGCGGCCCGGCCGAAGCTTCATGCTCAGCCAATCAGACCAGGCCGCTCTGACCGACCCGTCGGTTCACTGGATCGAGCCCAGCCGGCTGAAGCCGGGTCCCGGGCTCCAAGGCAAAGACCTCAACTGCGGATTTGACGATCGACCGTGGCGCCTGCGCCCGGGCAAGAACTCCGGGTACGCAATCACTCACATCGCCATGCACAAGTTTCCCGACATGATCGTGCTGCTCGGATTCGACATGAAAAAGGGCCCGTACGGCGAGGATTACTATCAGGGTCACGACGGGCACCGTCTGGCCACAAACCCTGACCGGCGGGCCGCCATCACTCGCGACCCAACCCTGCGCATGTGGGGCCAGCAGATGGCCTTTTTGGCCGAGGCCATGACGTGGTGGGGAACGCCAATCGTTAACGCCTCGCGCGACACATCGATCGAGTGTTTTCCGCGCGTGGCCCTTGAGGAGGTACTGCCATGAAACCTGGGGAGCGGCAGGTCGCACCGACCCTGAGCGGGATCCGGCCGGACCATGTGAATCGATACGTTTGGGCCGCTGAGCGCTGCCGCGATCGACGGGTCATCGACTTTGCTTGCGGGGTCGGATACGGATCCAAGCTGTTGATCGATTCTGGCGCTACCTACGTGCTGGCCGCCGACCGAGACGAAGAGGCCATTGGGTACGCCAAAGAGCACTACGGGCACTGCAACATCCACTACGCGGTGCGCGATTCCACAAGGCTCCCGGCCAGCCTCGATGCAGACCTGATCACCTGCTTTGAGACCATCGAGCACCTGGAGCAGGACATCCGGTTTCTTGTCGAGGCCCGGCACTGGGCGCCTCGCTTGCTCGTTTCGGTCCCGAACCAAGAAGGCATGCCTTTCGACCCCAAGCGATTCAACCATCATTTCAGGCACTACCGGCCTCACGAGCTCGAGGACGTTCTGGCCAGGTCTGGTTGGGAGATCTCTGAGCGCTTCCACCAGGTGGACCGCAGCCCGGGCCGCGTCGAGCCCGGATGGGAGCCCGGCGGAATTCACCTCATCGCGGATTGCATTCGCTCAAATGGCTGATCCGAACAATATCCTGCTGAACGACCACCGGCTCGGCGTCTACGCCATCCCAAAGGTTGCGAACACCGCGATGAAGATCGCACTGCTCAGCGCGCTGGGGCGACCCACGGATAGGCCCCATGCCGGGTTCCGCGGTTACGCGGCTGACGAGATTCCGATGGACTTTTACTCATTCGGGTTCATCCGCAGCCCGGTGGACCGTCTGGTCAGCGCGTGGCGGGAAAAGTGCTGGTCTGAAGAGGAGTCGCCGGCACGCAGACGATTCGCGAGGTGGGGTCTTCGGCGGTGCAACTTCCAAAAGTTCGTGGATTGGGTCGAGCGCTGCGGACCGGACCGAGAGCGCACGGACCAGCACGTCAGGTCCCAATGGATGGCGGTGTTTCGGCCGGGCAACATAATCGGACCGACCGAGCTCTACGCCTATGAGCGGATCGGGACTGCATGGCCGGTCATTCAGGCCCGCGTGGCTGAGCGATGCAATGGCCTTGCACTGCCTGATCTGGTGACGGCGAACGCCAGCGATTCAAGGGACGTGGCGGTCCCGATCTCGCTGTACCAAAGGGTTGAGCAACTCTATATTCACGACCTGAAACTGTGGAAACGAGCAAATGACCAAAATCCTCTGCTACGCGGATAAGAGCACGGCCCACCACTGGGAGTGGGTTGGTGCGTTCTATCAAGGCCTGATCCGCCATGGCATCGAGGTCGCGCTGCTTCCGCGGCGAGAGTACCGGCCCAGCGATGTGGCGGTGTTCTGGGCCATGCATTTCCAGTCAGCGATCAGGACGCAGGCCGCTCATGGTGGCAAAATCATCGTTCTGGAGCGCGGGTTCATAGATCGCATGGACTTCGCGTCCGTGGGATGGGGCGGAATCTGCGGGCACGCCGACTTCTGCAATCAGGGCGCCGGGCCGGACCGCTACGCCTCGTATTTCTCCGGGCGCATGCAGCCCTGGCATGATCGGCCGGACGGTCCGGTCATTGTGGCCGGCCAGGTCCCCGGCGATGCGTCGTGCCGGGATCTCGATGAGCGGGCCTGGCTGGCCCGGGTCGCCGACCACTTTGCCGGATCCGGCAGAAAGGTCATCTACCGGCCGCACCCTGAGGTGATGAAACGCCAGCCCCAGCGCGCTGAGCAGATCGCTGGCGGCCTTGAGGTCTCGACCGGGGCGCTCCATGAAGACCTAAGCAGGGCAAGCGAGGTCGTGACGTGGTCGAGCAACGTCGCGGTCGACGCGACCATGGCTGGCGTGCCGTGCGTCGCCCAGAGCTCGCACTCGATGCTTTGGGGTCATGCCGCTGCTGAGCCTGGGGAGTCAAAGCCCTTTGACCGCAGGGCGTGGGCGTGTAGGATTGCCAACGCTCAGTGGACCGTCCACGAAATTGCCGAGGGCATTGCCTGGGACCAACTCAAACGCGGATTGGAGGACTAACACTATGGCCGCACAAAAAGGCCGCTCCTTCCTGGCCAAGCGCGGTGATGCCGCGTCGCCCGAGGTTTTCACGACGGTCGGAGCCTTTCGAACCAATACGTTGACCATCAACAAGGAAACCGTGGACGTCACGACCAAGGATGACACCGATCTTTGGCGTGCGCGGATCGCCAACGCAGGGCTTCGAGACATGCGATTGTCTGGGGGCGGCGTGTTCAAAAACTCGACGCAGGAAAAGAACGTGCGTTCTGACATTTTCGGGTCAATCCTGCACAACTATCAAATGGTTGTGCCCGGGCTCGGGACATTCGAAGGGCCGTTCGACATCACCAACCTCGAGTATTCAGGGGACCATGACGACGCCGTCATGTTCCAGTGCACCTGGGAATCGGCGGGAACCATCGCGTTCACGGCTGCCTAAAAGTAGGAAGCTATGACTCAGGAAATTGAAATCCCCGTGGGCGATGAGACTTATCACGTCCGCCCCACTTTCCGGTGCATGTCGCGTATCGAAGAAAAGGTTGGCCCGGTTATGGGCCTGCTCATGGCCTTCGATAACGACATGCGCACGGTCAAAATGACGGACGTGGCAAACATCATTCAGATCGGCCTGGCGACCAGCGGTCACAAGGTCGACGCTGAGAAGTTCCATAAGGAATTCATGGCAAAGGGCATGATGTACTATGCCCCGATCGCTGGCCAGATCCTCATGCGAGGTCTTTCCGGTAAGGTCGATGCCGTGGAGGACGAAGCGGGAAACGGCGACGCCGGGACCCCGGCGAGCGACTGAACCTAGATTTCTATCGTGAAGTCGCGCTCGGTGGTCTCGGTTGGTCTCCCGCGGATTTCTGGGACTCCACGCACAGTGATTGGTGCTGTGCGGTCAACGGCTATCGCCGAGTCCACGGCGGCGGCGGCGGCAGCGCACAAGCCAAGTTCATCGATATGGACGAGGCCGAGGCGTTGTTTGATCAGTACGGAGACGACTCGCCGTCTATCTTGACGACTGAGCAACGGAGCCGTGCTCAACGGAGAGAAAAGGGCGGGCGCCGTGTCAATTCAGGTTGAAGAACTCGTCTTGAAGATGCGGGCCGATCTGGCTCAGCTCAAGAGTGAGTTTGCGAACGGCCGCACTGAGATCAAACGCCTGCAGGACCAGGTTCGCCGATCCACCGATCAGTCGAAAGAGCAATTCAGACGCCTGCGCTCGCAGGTGCAGCGCACCAACACGGCGATGGTAGGCCTACGGAATTCGATGCAGCGGCTCGGATCCGTCGTGTCACGACTGCGCGGGCTGATCGTCGCGCTCGGCATCGCGTTTGCCGTGCGCTCAATTTCAAGCGCCAGATTCGAGTTCGACGCCATCAATAATGCGTTGCTGGCCGCAACGGGGTCGGCCGACGGCGCTGCGTCGGCCATGACGTTTCTGCGCGAGGAGGCCAATCGGCTCGGCCTCGAGCTCAGATCCAGCGCCGATGGCTTTGCCCGGCTGGCTGCCGCGGCGCGCAATACTGTGCTCGAAGGCCAAGCCATCAGAGAGATTTTTACGGGCATCGCGGAAGTTGCGACCGTGATGCAAATGAACACCGAGCAGGTAAACGGTACGATTCGCGCCTTTGAGCAGATCATTTCAAAGGGCGTGCTGAGCGCAGAAGAGCTTCGTCGCCAGCTGGGTGATCGTATCCCCGGCGCGTTTCAGATTGCTGCGGACGCGATCGGCGTGACCCGCGCTGAGCTGCAGCGCATGCTTGAGCAGGGCACGATCGTCTCCACTGAATTTCTCCCGGCCTTTGTGGAAGAGCTGCGGAGCCGGTTCGCGCCTGGCGTTGAGAGTGCATCGACATCGTTCCGGGCTTCGACAAACCGGATGAGCACTGCGTGGCTGGAGCTGCGTCGAGAAATCGGTGATGGAGGGTTCATCGATTCCCTGGCCGCTGCAATTGAAGACCTCCGTGAGATCATGCAGGACCCGTCGTTCATTTTTGCGATGCAGGAGGCCTTTGCTGGGCTCGGCAGCGTGATCGAGTTTGTATCTGGGTCGATTGCCGCGTTCATGGAAAGCGTCGAGGGCATGCTGCGCTTGGCCGGGGCTGGCATCGTGTTGGACAACACAGGGCTGGGTGACGTCTTCAGGGACCCAGCCGAGCAGGCAGCGTACCTCGCCCGCCAGGTTGATAACGCCAACGCCAGCCTCGAGGCCCTGCGCGCGACGCGCAACGACATGGTGAACGATCCGTTCGCCTATCTCGACGACCCGCAGACCGCGGCAAACATCGAGCGGGTCACGAACCAGATGGAAGCCCAGCAGGGTGTGGTGAGCGAGGCCGAAAGCGCGTGGCTGACCTATCGTCAACTCGTGGTCAATGCCATGCACGCCGGGCAGGAGTTCAGCCAGGAGACACTTGACCTCCTGCAGATCATCCCCGGACTCAACGATACGGTCGGAGAGCTTGGCGAGACCACGGAGACAACAGCGGAGCAGACCGTCACGCTGACCAACGCGCAGCGTGCACTCGCTCGCCGCATTCAGCGCGAAACCATGACGGAGCTCGAGCGGCTCAACGAGGAGATGCGCCGCACAGTGGAGCTTTTTCAGGCCGGCGCCTTGGGTGAAACGTTGTTTGACCGGCGCATGGCGGAGCTGACAAAGGCGGCCGAAGCAGCGGCCGACGCGTTCAGCAAGGTTGGGGATTCGGTCGATGGCATGCACCGGATCGGTTCTGAGGGGCTTAGGGATTTCGCCGATGAAACCAAAGCCCAAATGGAAGACCTGCAGGACGTGATCAGTGAGGGCATGACAGACCTGTTCGAGGATCTCTTCGACGACGGCGAGATCGACTTTCAGGCCTTGCTCGACGACTGGAAGTCGATGTTCATTCGCTGGCTCGCTGAGATGGCCGCGAAGGCCCTGGCCATGCCGATCATCCAGCCAATTATTCAAAGCGTTGTGGGCGGAGCCGCGCAAGGCGGTGCCAGCATCCTCGGGTTCACCGGGTCCGGCACGGGGACCGTCGGTGGCGTCAATCTGGGCGGCCTGGGATCGATCCTGAACTTCGGTAGCTCCATTGCCAGTGGGTTCAGCTCAGGTGGCCTGCTCGGCGGCCTGGGCTCGCTGGTGACCGGGCTCCAGAGCCCCGCGCTCGGACAGGCCGGCATCGCGCTGGGAAACCTTCTCGGCTTCACCGCGACCGGGCCGGGCACCGCACTGTCGTTCCTGGGGTCCGCGGGCCTCAATGCCCCGTTTGCCGCCATTGGCGGGCTGCTGGGCGGCGCGCTTGGACTTGGCTCTGGGAATGGGCTGCAGGATTCCATTGCATCGAGCTTGGGTGGCCTTGCTGGTGGTGGTCTGAGCGGCGCGCTGCTCGGAGCTCAGCTCGGTGCGTTTGCCGGGCCGGTGGGCGCGATTCTCGGGTCTCTGGCCGGGGTGGCGCTCTCAGGCCTGTTTGGGTCGGACAAGGATTATCCGCTGGCCACGGGGCAGATCGGTGTCAGCAACGGTCAATTTGCGCTGACCGGCAAAAAGGAGCTGGACGGCGGCACGCTGGCCGACATTCAGCCCGCCGTGGACGGCGTGATCGAGACCATGAACTTGATCGTTTCAACGTTGGGCGGAACCGTCTCTGGCACGGCCGACGCGCTGACCTCGATCGGCTATATCGCGACGAGCGGCCGACCCGGGGCCATCACGCAAGAGGGTTTTTATGGCGGCCTTTCAAACATTGGCAACTTGGCGAACACGGCGCACGGCGCCGACTTCCAGGGCGTCTCCGACACTGATCAAGCCGTCTTTGAGGCTGCCCTGGTTGGCCTCGAGAACGCTGTCCAGCAGGGCATTGTGACCGGAATCGACGCTGCAGATCTGGCGCGCATTCAAGACTTCGATGATCTGCAGCTTGCGTTGGCCCAGATCGTCGCTGAGGACACCCTGCCGCAGGAGATCGCGGCCGCACTGGCTCAGTTCCAAGATCCGATGCGCGTGGCCCTTGAGCAGGTCTTGCAGGCACAACAGGCCCGTCGAAGCCAGCTTGACCAGTTCGGCCTGCTGACCGACTCGGTTGAACAGCAACTTAGCCAGCTGGAGCAGTTCGAACTCGATGCCGTGTTCCAGCAGTTCGACACCGGCGTGGCCGACATTACCGCCGCGTTTGAGCGGGCGCGTGCCAGCGTCGACGGATTCATTGACAGCATGGACTATGGTTCTCGCTCCTATCTCAGCCCGGGAGAGCAGCTGCAGAACGCGACCGACGCGTTCAACGAGCAGCTTGCCGCGGCGCAGTCAGGCGACCTTTCAGCGCTCGAGGGAATCACCGGGACCGCATCCCAGCTCCGGGACATTGCGCGCGACTATTACGCGTCGAGCCCCGAGTTTTTTGCCATAGAGGACATGATCCGGTCCGCGCTCGAGGGCTTGGTAAGCCCAGAAAACGAGCAGGCGCTGATTGAGCTTGAGCTGCAGCGCCAGACCGAGCTGCTGGAGGAGATCCGTGACGGGCTTTTCAGTGCGGCCGGTGATGGCGGTGGCGGCGGTGGTGGCGGTGGTGGTGGCGGTGGCGGCACCGACGACCAAGGCGTGATTGGCGGCGTGCGCGGTCACCGCCCGGGCTGGTGGAGCCGCGTGATCGGCGGCGGTGGCGGTGGTGAGAGCGGCGCGGGCTCGGTCTTCACGTCAGGCTCTAACGCCTCGGCCCAGTCTTTGATGGGTGGGGTTATGGCCGCGGCGGCTCGGGCCAGCGGTGTCCAGCAAATCCCCGGGACGATTCCTGGTGTTGGTGAAACGCCGGGGACGCAATCTGTTCAGTCCTTGGAGTCGGCGATCAGAACCACGGCACTGTCCGCAGAGACGCAACGACAACAGCTGATCGATGCCACGATGGGCATTGGCTCCAGAACGCCGATCGATCGCATTAATGAGGTGTTGATTTGACCGACGTTACGACCATCTTTTTGGTTGAGTTTGATGTCTACCACGTGCCCAGTGCGACCGCTTTGACCCTGCGGTTTGCCACCGACATTTACGTCACGTCAGCGGCCGACACACCGGCGTCCACGCTTTACGAGGCGCGCGTGATTAATCCGGGTGAGTGCTCCCGCTTCATGTTTGGCGAAGGCCGGTCGCCGATTTCCGGCCTTGGGCAGCGCCCCCAGATCAAATACGGCGCGATCGAACTGTCGATTGGGTATGAGGGGGATTCCTACCAGGTCACCGGATCGGAGACCGATTCACTGGTTTTTGACTATGCGTGGGAGGGCTCTGAGGTCCGGGTTCTGACCGTCGAGCGCGGCGCGGCGTACTCAACCGCCGTTGAGCACTTGCGAGGCACTGTCAAAACCATCGAATGGGACGAGATGTCGTACACGGTCCGATTCAATGATCGTCTGGGCGATCTTGACACGTCCTACAACAAGGGCCGCCTGCTTGGCACGAACAGCGCTTCATACGGCTTTGAGGCACTGAGCAACAGCGTCGGGGCCGTGAAGCCCATGCTGCTCGGGACCTGCTACAACGTCACGCCGGTCGTTCTGAACGACAATAACCTCATTTACGGCCTGAACTTCATGCCCGACGGGATCTCATGGAGAGACCCTCAAGCCAGCCACGAGGTCGAGCTCTCGACGTCCAATGGGTCTACAAGCCGATCTCCGTTGGCGATCGCGGCGATTGACGCCACGCACGCCATCGCCATCGACGCCGCTGGCTCGGCCGGCCCATGTCACTATTGGCTGGTGTCATTCACTGACGACGCCGTGACCGAAGAGGCCCAGGACATCGGGGCGCCGCCAAGCAGTGCGGAGTGGGTCAAGGCCTATGCGGCGGGAAACGATCGCGTCCTTGCCGTGATGGGCACGCCGGACACGGGTGGAAGCATTGATCTCGCGCTGCTCAGCGCAGACACCAGCGCCAGCCCCAAAACATTGACGGAAGAGGCGCAGGCCACGGTCGCGTCCGATGATGGGGTGGTCGGCGAGCCCCACGTCATCGTCACGATTCCGGTGGATGGGTCGAGCCCGGGTGACGGCGAGGCGGTTGTGGTCTGGATCGATGCGGCCGGAGACGTCAACGCCGAGATCTACGACTTCACAAATTCGACACTGACGCAGCGCACGGGTGGTCCGATCGCAATTGAGAACAGCACGAATGCGATCACACGAATCTCGGCGTGTCTTTTCACTGACCCGGCACTCGGTGAAGACGCGGAGGTCGCGATCGCGTGCGAGACATCGGGCGGGATCGAGATCATTGGATGGAACGTGACGGCCGGCACGATCAGATCCCTGTCCTACAACTCGACGCTCGCTGACCTTGTATCCATCGCGCCCATGCAGGCCCCGGCCAGCAACACGAACGCAAGCACGGCACTTGGGTTTGTCCTGATGGGGACGAAGTCGAGCGTCACCGCCTTTGAGCTTCTCTACGGCGACCCGAGCGACACGGGCGGCCTTCCGGTCATCGATACGCACACCATGGTCAATGATCACTGCCCAGATCTCTGCGGCGAGATCGTGTACCACAAGGATTCGGAGCTTTTCGCCATCACGGGGTCCGCGGCACAAGACGCCAGCAGCGACCAGCGACCGCAGCTGATCTCAGTGCTCGCAAACGGGCTGCGGATCCGTGCCGGGGGAATGGCTGCGCTGAGCTATGCGGCGTCTCGGTGGGCGGCGATCTGCGTGCCGGCAACAGGCGATTCGCCGAAGGTGGTCGGATGCTATGGGGTCCCAGCTACGAGCGCGAGCGTAAACGACGTCAGACAGGCGGTTGTGCTGACCGGGACCAGGACGTCTACGAACCATCGGGTCAACAGCGTAAGCAGCGTCTACGACAAGGGGATCGCGCTTAACGCGCCGACCGTCACGGATTTTGCGAGCCCGGCTGAGCTCAAGGCGGCAACGATCGGGTCCGGCGATTACGGGACGTGCCTGGACGCGGGCATGATCAGGCTTGGCGCGTTGGCCGACGGCACGGTCACATGTGACGCGGTGAGCACCGTCAATTTCACAGCGAACGGCACGGCTTGGCGCGAGGCCGAGGGCGTTCTGATCGACCCGTGCTTTGTCCGAGGCCAGACCGGGAGCCCGGTGCGGTTCGACGCAGCGCGATGGTATGAGGCTGGCAGCCTCGAGGACGCCCAGGACGATGTTCAGAGTTTCGGTGTGCCCACCATGGGACTTTATGTCGATCGAGAGCGGTCTGCGCTGGCCCTGCTGACGGAAATACTGTTTGCCCACGCGATAGGTATTGCAGCGCAGCGCGACGGAACATATGCCGGTAGAGGGTTCGATGGGGCGGCGCCGTCTTCTGGCGTTACTATCAACGACGACGATTACATCGACGGGACTCTGGTCCGGCCGCTCAGCAAGGATCCCGGGAGCGGCATTCCAGCCTACCGGATCAGAGCCCACTACGACAGAAATTGGACGGTGCAGACCGGAGGCGACCTTGCCTCTTCTGTTCCTGAGGAGTCAGATGCGACAAGCCACGGGCGCGCGTTTTTGGCATCGGAATATCGAACCGCGGTGTCTGAGGATCCGACGGTTTTGGCAGCATATCGTGTCAGCCCGACCGTCGACCTCTACACGCTTTGGCGGGACAGCGAGACCGACGTGCTCTACTACGTGGCGCAGGTCTGGGAAACCCTTCTGCAGACCAAGCGGGGCCCATTCCGCGTGACCGTTCCATACTCGGTGGGCTATAACCTTGAGGTAGGCAAGCGCTGCTCGGTGTGGCCATCTGATGGTCGTGTCGTCGGCGGCAAGATTCTCACTGCGTTTGTGTCCGGCCTTGTGCACCGATTCAAAGACGGTGAAATCGACGTAGAGTTCTGGGATCTCAGTTAGGAGACGCGCTGTGTCAAAAATGGTAGTTGCTACGCCGCTGACCATCTCAGCGATCACCGCCTCGTCCGCAGTGCTGTCGGCCGACAACCTGAAGGACCGCAGCCCAGCGCTCAAATGGCGAACAACATCCTACAATTCCCAGTACCTCGAGATCGACATGGGCGCTGCGGTCAAATTCAACTTGATCGGTCTGCTCCACACCAACCTCAGCTCGGCCGCTGTCTACCGTGTGAGAGCCGCGACCAGCCAGGCCAATCTGACGGCAAGCCCAGGCTATGACAGTGGGGCCAATCAGGCCGCTGTTTTCGTTCCCAGCCCGGCCGACGATACGGTAAAGACGCGCTCCCTGTTTCACTTCCCGGCCGCGCTTCAGGACTATCGCTGGATTCGGATTGATGTCGACGACGGGACGGCCAACGCAGACGGGTACATTGAGGCCGGCGTGCTGTTGATCAGTCGCGGATTTCAGCCCGGGATCGGCTGCAACATCAGCTGGGAAATGGACTACCAGGACGCCAGCAAGCAGCACAAGTTGCGCGATCAGAGCCGCGTGATCGATCGCCGAGAACGCCTCCGCCAGATCCGATGCAGCCTGACCAGCCTTACCGCAGCGGAGGTAAAACAAAGTGCGAGGCCCATTCAGCGAAAGGTCGGAAATTCAGGCCCGCTGCTTGTGCTGGTAGACCCGGCCGAAAATGAATACAGGGACGACGGCGTGGTCTGGGGTATTCCTGCGCGAACACCGACGATCCGCGGCGCGTCTGTAAACACGTACGTCATGGACCTTGTCGTGGATGAGCTTCCGGTCGGGGAGCTTGTGACGTGACCGATGCCATCGATTATGACCCGTTCACAACCCTGGAGGCCGACGCCAAGACCGGCGCGATCTCTTTTGTTCCGGTCGACGTCGTGCTCGACGCAATGGCGTGGGGCAATCTCGCTATCTCAACCACTCAGGCGAGCGATGTGGACGCCACAGCTTCCCAGAACGTCGCCGGCATTGCCGTCGGGGTCACAATCAGGGCGGCCGTCTCTGGCGGCAACTTGGCGGCGGGGCAAGCGCTTGCGGCAATCGTGAATGGAACAGAAGTCGCCAGCATCGCCTCGGGTCAAAGCCAGATGGATTTCACTGTCTATGATGGCGACACCCTGGCTTTTGAATTGAGCTGCTCGGCCGACCTTTCAAGCCGGACCGTCACCGTCACCAACCAAACCAATGGTGGAGCCGCGATCGACACGTTCACGATCGTGGCAAATGTCGCCATTGATGAGACTCCAGACGCGATGGACTGGGCCAACATCACCATCGTAACCACAGCCTCCACGGCCGCCGCTGCGAACCCGGCCAAGACCGTCGCTGGGCTTGAGCTCGAGCCGGTAACATTGCGCGCCACACTGTCCGCTCCGTTGCCCGGCTCTTGCTCGCTTGACGTGATCGTGAACGGTACGACCGTCGTTTCCCTGAGTAGTGGCTTTCAGGAGTTCTCCGTCAGCAATACGGACACGATCGCTTTCCAACTCAATGCGACCGAGGACGTGGGATCTAAAACTGTCACGGTCACCAACACCACAGATGAGGGCTCCGTACTCGACACATTCACTGTGCAGGCCAATGTGAGCGCAGACGAAACGCCAGACGCCATCAATTTCGCTGACATTGCTGTGGCGACGACGGCGGCATCCGGTTCGGGTTCTAACTCGAATCAGACAGTTCAAAACTTTGAATTGACCACACTTACCCTGCGGGCTGCAGTGAGTTCCGCGCTCGGTGCGGGAAACACGCTTTCGATCATCGTCAATGGGACTGAGGTCGGATCGATTACTGGTGCCGTCCAGACAAGCCAGGATTTTACCGTCGCGGATGGGGACGTCGTTCACTTCTCACTTTCCAGCACGGCCGACCTGGCGAGCAAGACCGTCACCGTGACGAACGTTACAGACGAAGGGACAGTTCTCGACACATTTTTGATTTCGGCGAACGTCTCGATGGACGAAACACCTGATGCTGTCGATTGGGCCGACATCGCGCTGCTGACCACAGCTGCGTCAGGGGCATCCTCTAACAGCTCAAATACCATTCAGAGCTTCGAAGTTGATCAGATCACGCTGCGCGCCACTGTGAGTTCAGCCATCGGAGCGTCCGCTACGCTTTCCATTTTGGTCAACGGCACTGAAGTTGGTTCAATCACCGGCGTCTCGCAGACCACGCAGGACTTCAATGTGGCCGACGGAGACACGGTGGCATTTGAGCTTTCGGCCAGCGCCGATCTTGGCGCAGTCACGGTGACGATTACAAATCAGACAGACGAGGGCGCCACGCTCGACACGTTCTCGGTCAGTGCCGACGTGCTCTACGTCCCGCCGTGGTATAATCCCGGCGCGGCCATCTCACTGGACTTCGAGAACGACCAGGCTCAGATCGGCGGATCTGATGTAACGTCGCTGTCCGCGTTGCTTACGGTCACGAACTCCGGCGGAACGTACCGCGACTCGTCCGGGCACATTCAAGCCGCGAGCTCGAATGCGCCGCGGTTTTCTTACATTGGTGGGCGTCAGGGTCTCTTGATAGAGGAGGAGCGGACGAATTTGCTTTCCCGCTCGGAGGATTTCGGGGCGACATGGTCAAAAGGCTATTGCGTCATTACCGACGACGACGCGACAAGCCCGCGCGGGACGGCAACGGCGGATAAAATGACCGACAACGCGGCGGGCGGGTCGAGAACGGTTAGCCTACAAATGTCACGCACCGTCGATACGTTGTCGCAATATACGCTTTCGTGCTTTGCAAAAGCGGGATCGGTTGATTACCTGTATTTGGTTCCGCGATTCTTTTCCAGCGTGTCGAGTAGCGCATATGCATACTTCAACGTCTCAACCGGAACCGTCGGATCCGTGCATGCCGACCTCGACGACGCAGGGATCGAGGATTACGGAAACGGCTGGTACCGGTGTTGGATGGTCTTTACGACCCATAGCTCCGACACGAGCGGTTATTATCGACTCGGACTTGCGTCGGCAGACGGCGTCAGCACTGTAACGGCGGACGGCTCTAATTATCTTTGGGTTTGGGGCGCTCAGTTCGAAAAAGGCGCGGTCCCGTCGAGCTATATCTATAATGCAAGTTACATTGGTGGGCAGACGCGAACCGCGGACGACGTCTCAATGACAGGAATTGTGACCTCCGGGTGGTATGATCAGGCGGTCGGGTCACTCTACGCCGATGCCCGGCCTGATTACGTTGTGTCAGGCCAGACAATCGCCTCATTCTCAGACGGCACGGCAAATGAAGTGATTGCGGTTACGGCCGGCGCGGACACACACCTTCAGGTCATCGATGGTGGGGCTGAACAGGCGAACATCGATGCCGGCACGTTCGTCGAGGCCACGGCCGGAAAGATCGCCGCCGGATGGGCTGCAAATGATTTTGGGGCCGTGATCGATGGTGGTGCCGTAGTCAATGACGCGGCTGGCGCGATCCCAACGACAGACGAGTGGCACATCGGCAGCCGATATGACGGCGCCGGTGGTTTCCTGAATGGCCATCTGTTCTATCTGGAGTATTTCGACTCGCGGCAGTCTGACACCGCGCTTGATGCGCTGACCGCTTAGGCCGCCTCGTCCTCTGCGCTCATCTCATCTGCGGTGAGGCGGACAAGCTTGGCAACGCTGGGCCGAATCTTCCGATAGCCATAGTAGAAGCTCGCTATCGATGTCTGGCTGAGCCCGCTCGCGGCAGAGAACGCCGCGAAGCTGGCGCGCACGCCCAGACCCGGGCAGGCCTTGGCGAGCTGGGCCTTGAACTGTTCGCGGGTCATGGGTTTGGCGACTGACATGGTTGGCTCCGTTGCTATCAAGTTACCAAAATGGGAAACTATTTGCCCCAGGTCAAGGCAGGAGGGTTAACCATGGGTATTCGCGCGGAGTTTCGCTATTGGCGCGGGCTCGGCTTCACGGTCGAGCAGCGCCGGTCAGGACACCTGCGTCTCGAAAAGGACGGGATCGTTATTTTCACAGGGGCGACGCCGTCGGACAAAAGGGCCCGACGGCACGCCTTGGCGGAATGGAGGCGAAGAAAACGCGCGGCTAAGGAGCGGGACCGACTTCAGCCGGCGAAAGCCCATTGAGCTGTTGGGCGATCGCAAGACACGATTCCGGGGCTGGCATGCCGGTCGCCGTGAAGTGGATCACGGCACCACCACCGAACCCCAGCTCAGCCATCACATCTGACGTGTTGACCGAACATGTCGAGTAGGCATCGGTGACCTCGAGCCCGTCGGGCTGGGTCCACGAGGACTGCAAGAGTTCGCCGTCTCGGGTCTCTGTCGGCGTGACCTGGGCGGTTCCGGTGTAGAGCCCGGCAGTCATGGACGGCGACCCGGTTTCATCAACGGCATCGATGTGTGCACCGATCCCGGCCTGGGTGAGGTGATAGACCGGGTTCTGCGGGATCCCGGCACAGGCGGTCAGCATGGCGGCGAGGCCAAGGCAGCCGCAGATGATCAGCAAGCGCTTCATGGTGATTCTCCTTGAGCAGGCGGCAGGTATGCGCCGACGTGATTTCCGGTGACCGTGACGCTATCACATTCTCGGTCGACCACCACCTTCGATTGCCGTGACGGGCCCAGTGTGATCCGGTCCGGCCCGATGATCCCGATCAGGGACCACGTGTCCGTGGCCACAGCGCAGGGAGAGCTGCCCGCAGGAGGCAGGCCCGGGGTAACCGCACAGGCGCTCAGCGCCGCGCAGATCGCGCTCAGCGCGCCTATTCTGAGTTGGCGGTCCACCACGTCACCGTGTAGATGGCCAGGAAGACGGCGACCGCGATGATGCCCTCCGGTGCTGACAGCTGGTCCAGAGTGATTTGATCTCCGCTGACCCTGGTGCCCATCGCAGCCAGCGCCGTGACCGTGGCGGACGTCGCAGCGGCCCACGCCTTGCGCGCGAGGCGCAGATCAAAGAACTCCTTGAGGCGATCGAGAAAGTTCATGGTCGAGATTCCTCACGTTGAGTCCGACGGTGTCGCCGTCAAGCAGAGCCTCTGCGATCACGGGATAGACGTCAAGGTAGGTGTCCGTGCTGTTGGAGACCCAGAGCGGGTTGGCCCATGGATTCGGGGCCCGGCCCAGGAGCGGACAGCCGTCGGTGTTTCGGTGGTAATTGCCGATGTGTGGCTGAATCCATGTCCAGATCTCGAGGTGGCCTTCCGCGTTGATCCGGCTGACCTCCGGCCCCTTCCCGGCCTGGTCGGCGGGGCCGCCCGGCATCCTGATCCAGAGCATGCCTTTGTGGATCGGCGCGATCTGGGGCGAGCGCTTCGGGTCAGAATATTTGCTGTGAAGCCCTCCCTCGGTCCGCAGAACAATTTCGTACCGCCCGTCCGGGATCCTCGTGTTACCGCGGATTTTGATGGGCTGGTACGGGTCCTCGAGGACGTGGCAGGCGAAACGGCCGTCGATCAGCCAGACCGAAAGCGTGGCCGCGCCGTCATCGGCAAGCCGAATATGATCAATCTCCATTGTTGCGCTCCACAGGTTCTGGTTGGGTCGGGATCTCGCCGGTCACGGCGAATCGAAGGACCGCCACCTCGGTCTTGAGTGAGGCGACCGTGTCGGTCGTCCTGATGTGGCCGGATTCTAGGCTGGCGATCCGGTCGTCACGGTTTTTGAGGTTGGCGACCTCGACACTGATCCAGCGCGCCCAGCCACCTGCGCCGAGCACAGCGGCGATAATGATCGCCGTGAAAATCTGCGACCAGGACGGCCGCCAGCGCTTCAACCTGTCAATGGAACCACCCATACGATCGCCTGCTTGCCCGTGTGGTTCGGGCGCCTGACACCGCTGTCCATGATTCGTGGCGGATCTTCGGCCAGCAGTTCGGACGTCCGTGGCTGAACCGTAGCATAAGGCAGGTCGAGGATCGAGCACACCTCTTCGGTGGTCAGCCCGCCCCTGTGGCTCGCGCCCAGGACAGCATTGTAGACCAGCTCCCGGATGCTCGGTGCCCGGGCCGTCAGGTCCGTTGCGGCCGCGACGCTGGTGTCCACGCCGCGATGGCCTGGCTTGTCAGGGTATCCGCTCATGTGTAGTGCACCGTGACCTGACCTGCCGGGATGCGCGCGATCAGCGTGTCATCGCTGTAGACCGCAAACCACGGGACGTCACAAAACTGAGCGGGCTCGCCGTAGGCCTCGATCTTCGTGACCTTCACCTGGGCCTCTGCCTGATATACGCTCTGGCCGACGCAGTAGCCGCCGGCGCCCTCACCCTCGAACCAAATGGATTTGATCTCGCGCTCGTCATTGAGAATTGTTGTGGTCACGACAGACCCTCCTTATCGACCAGCCATTCTGCGATTTCGAACACGACTCGCTGGCCTTTCTTGAGCCGCTCTTCGGTGTACCCGTCGGCCAGGCGGCCGTGCCCGCGAGAGATCCAGACCGGGTCGGGCAGCGCGTCACCGCCCGCGCGGCAGGCCGGCCTGAACCCGATCGCCGCGGCGGTCGACGCAACCCAAGTGCCTTCGATCTGCTCGTACTCATCTTCACCGTACGGGTCGGTGAACGCGCTCTCGTCACGCAGTCGTGTCATCAAGCGCCTCCATTTCATCCCAGAGGCCGGCCAGGGCCAACCGCCCCTTCTCGGTAATGAACTCATTTGAAAGCAACCGACCGTGGCGTCTCAATCGGGACCATTTCACGCGCCCAGGAAATGCAGGCCAGCGCTGCTCGGCCTCGCTGATTCTAATCACCTCTCGCGGTTGGCCTGGCGGCGTGCTGACCTCGAACGAAAATTCGGTCAAACCGTTGCGGCGGCACCAACACCCGGTCTGGCCCCTGTTCGTGCACAATATTGGTCCACCACCGGCGTCGACCAGCTCTTGCAGCCACTCTCGCTGTGGTTCTGACAGCCGCCGCAAGTCTTCGATCCTGCGCATCGACATGATCATCCCTCCTCGCCAACCGTGACCGGGTCGCCCTTGTCCTCGGCCTGAGCCCGCTCCATACGAGCCCGCTCCTTCTCAAGCGCGGCCTTGAGGTCAAGCGCGTCTGATTTGGCCGCGGCCCAAAACTGCTGGAGTCCAACCCGGTTCATTTGCATGAACATATCAAGCTCTTCGGGGTGGTTGACGCCCCGGATGTAGGCCAGAACCCGGTCAGCGAGCTCGCCGATGGGAACCAGCTCAAGGGGCTGGCCGTAGCCGAACATGAAGGCGATCGAATCCTTGCCGCCGATCGCGGTCATGCGCGCCTCTGCCTCGTACTTTTCTACCTGCTCAGAGGCGGTCAGCTCCTCATGGGTCCGGGCCATCTCGTCGTCGGTGTAGATCCCGGCCATGTCTTCGGGCCAGCCCATACGGAGGGCCAGGGCCTCAGCGACCTTGCCGATCATAAGGCGCGGCATCTTGGCCCACATCTCAGAAAGCTTCTGCTCGTCTGTGGGCTGGCCGTTTTCCCAAACCTGTTTCTTCGGCGCGTACTCATCCCAGTAAGCGATGGCCCTGACCGGGCTCCATTCACCATCTGATTTTTTGTAAACCGTCACCATGGCAGACACGATGCCCTTCGGGTTCAGCGGAGTCCGCTCGTTCTCATCATATTCGATGCGCGGCGGGTCTTCCGCTGGCCGGTAATCCCCACACCGGGCCGCGATGGCACGGAACCCATCGATGCCCGTGATGATGGACATCTTCCGCTTGTCCTTGTTGTTTTTGCTGTAGACCACCGCGTAAATCTGCTTGCGGAACGGGTCGAGCCCGACGCGCTTGCATACCTCGATGAACAGGTCGAACTCGTCGCGATTCGTGTCGGCCGCGACCGTGCGCTTGATCAGGTCGATTTGCTGGTCGTTCCACTTGGTGGGCCGGACCGGCGTGACGACCACGGGCTGGCGTTTGTCGTTTGTCATTGGCCGCCCCTATTTCTTGCGGACGGTCAGGGACACGCCAGCCTCGCCGAGCTTTACGCCAGGGATCGACTCGCCTTCTTTGGCCGCCTCCTTCACGGCCTTGAGCAGTTCCGCCCGGTCCAGCCGCGGGTCCTGCGCCTTCCAGTACTTGGCTGGGATCACGGACTCGTCTTCGATGTCGAGGCCGGGCGGCACCTTCCTGAGACTTAACGTGGCCTCGGCGAGCGGCATCTTCTCGAGCTGACCGATCACGAAGGCCTGCTCGATCAGGGCGCGCTTGCGGCCCGCCGCCTGCTCAAACCTTGTTTTGCGCGCGGAAAGGTCGTCGATGCGGGCCTTGATTCCGGTCACGAGCTCGAGGTCCGTCTGCATGGAGTTGAAGCAGGTCTCGATCGCTTCGTGCAGTTCGGTCTCACCCTCGATCATGTCGCGGAGGGTTTCGGCATCGTCTTCGTCAACGATTTCACTCAGCGCGTTCAGCAGGCCCTTGGCGTCCTGAATGCCCTGGAAAAGGTCGTGTTCTTCTGATTTTGACATCGGTCTTCCTCACCTGTTTTTTGTCGCTCCGGCGCTGGGCCAGAATGATTCGACCATGGCACAGTGTTTTCGTCTTGGCAACGCCCGTGGATCGGGGTAAGGGTGGGCCGCTCAAGGAGGATCCCTATGGCAATCACCAATGAAGAACGGCTCCACATAGCCTGCGCGCAGTACCTGGATGTCAGGCTGCGGGGCAAGGCTATGTGGTGGCATACCGCAAACGAGCGCCAAACCAACGTCAGGCGCGGCGCGAAACTCAAACGTATGGGCGTCCGGGCCGGGCTGCCTGACATTTTCATTCTCAAGCCGATCTCGGCGGCCGGGGCCGACCAGGGCGATGATCCGGTCACTATCGGCCGACTGTACGCCGTCGAGCTGAAATCGCTCGAGGGCCGCCTGAGCCCGGTTCAGCGCACGCGAATCCAAGAGCTGGGCGCGAACGGGTGCCCAACCGTCGTGGTCAGGGAGCTAAAAACCCTGATCGAGGCCCTTGATCAATGGGGGCTCTGATGGTCAAGCGCGCAGGATTTTCATGGACCGATGAAATGGTGGACCGCGTGCGCGAGCTTGCCACTGACTATTCCGCGGCGGTCGTGGCCCGGATGATCAGTGATGAGTTCCATCCGGTGACACGCAACGCCGTGCTGGGGATCGGTCACCGTAAGGGCATCGCGTTCAACGCCGAAAATACGGCGCGGCGGCGGCGCCCGCCGGTCAGGGTCGCCAAATCAGCCGGGCGCGGCAAGCCGCCACGCCCCTCAGAGGCCGACAAGCAATTCAAATTCGGCCAACGGCCGCTGAGCCGTGCTGAGCTCAAAGAGCAGAAATGTCTGGCCGAAGCGAACCGCCTGACCGACGTGCGGTCCAAGCCCGGTGACCCGGCGCCGGTCGATCCGCCGATGCTCCTGAAGGACCACCGGGCAGGGCAGTGCCTCTGGGTCCATGGTGACCCGAAAGAGGGCTCTTACCGGCTGTGTGGCCATGCCATCGTGCCGGGCACACCGTACTGCCCGGCCCACAAGGCCAGGACAACGGTGAAGGCATACGTCCGACTGAGGGACCGCTAATGTCGCGAAAGCTTTGGAACAAATGGGCCCCTCAGGACTGGCTCGGCGACCCCAACCTCCGACTTTGCTCACCATCGACGCGCGGGATCTGGATGGACATCATCTGTTTGATCGAGACCCTGCCAGCCCACAAGGGCCGTGAGGGGCACTTGCTGATGCCCGAGGGCCAGCCCATGCGGGCCGTCGAGATCGCGCACGTGTGCGGCACAGATCCGGTCAGCGTCGAGGCCGCATTTAATGAGCTGACCAGGACCCAAACCTGTGACCGCGCCCAGGACGGGGCAATCATCTGCCGCCGGATCAGGAGGCGACTCACCAGGTCAAGGCGACAACCACGGGATGAGTGGGACGAATGTGGGGCGAGATCGGACCGGGACCGGACCGAAACTGGGGCGGAAAGCGACGACACTAGAAACTACAGACTAGAGATTGATGATGTTGATGTGTCGGCGCAGCGCGCTGAAATAATGACAATCTGTCAGCCGGTCCTACGGCACGACATGCCGGTCCTGACCGGACTCAACCATCACATCGTGCAATGGGCGAGACATGACTGGTCTGAGGTCGTGCTGCCCGCCGTGCGCCGCGCCGTGGCCTTCTTGGCCGATCGTGGTGACGTGCTGCACTCACCGCTTTACCTGGATCGCGTGGTCGAGCGATACGCTCGTGATGCCGAAAGGCAAGAGGAGGAATCTGATGGGAACCGAACCAATGGTGGCCGAACGCGGGGAGGCCAGCGTCCGGCCCGGACAGGGCGAAACCGTATCGACGCTGACCTTGAATCCATCTACGAGAGCACGCGCCCAACAGGCCCGGAGCTGGCTCCAGGGCAAGACTGATCGTTGGGGCATCCGACGTGATTGGCAGGGGCGGGACATCGAGGCCCCTGATCTTTCCGGGCTCAACCTGCCAGAGATCTCAGCGCTCGTGGACGAGCTTGGCTTCAGTGCCGATCAAAACGAGGTCCGGGCCGCGATCGCTTCGCTCAGGGCCAGCCTTCAGGACGAGGGCCGCTCCAAGCCGGTCGCTGACCTGCACTACCGCCAGTTCGCCCAGGACCTGCTTTCCGTCATGGTCCCCCCAGACCTTTTGGCCGACGCCTGCAGGATTTGGCGGCTGAGCGGCACGGAGTTCATGCCCAGAACGGCGGGCGCGTTGATCGCTCCGGTCCGGGCAGAGATGGGCGAGCGCGCGGCCGTGCGATGTCTTTTGGCTGATCTGGCACGTTACGCAAGGGAGCAAAACAATGGTTGAGCTCGAGGACCTCATGAAGCCGAACCCCGCGGTCGACAAGACACTCGAGGACGAGCAGGTCCCACCACAATACCGCGCGATATGGCTTAAGGACCTGGAATAGCAGGTCTCTGAGCGGAGCGACGCGCTGATCCAGTCGGTCTTCGCCGACGACGTCATTCGGCGCGGGTACGAGGCAAAGCGTGTGCCGCCCGCCACCATGTTCGGGATGGTTTACCTGATCTACGCGACGGCGTGGTGGGCGTCCCAGAACGCCAAGAGGGACGATGGGTTCGCGACAAAGGTGGCGACCACGGTGCTGCCGCCGTCAATCATGACGGCCGGCCCGATGGAGGCCCGGCTATTCGATGATATGCTGGGCGTCGTGCTCAAAGCCGTGGGCGTCGAACCCGTCCACACGTGGTGGAAGAGGTACTACCTTGGTAAGAATTGGGGGCCCGCTCTCGGCCTCGACATCGATCCGGTCGCGGCTGACATCATGGCCGAAACCTGGGTGATCAGGATCGGATTCGAGGTCTATAGGGCATTTGCCCATGAGCGGGAGGTGGCCAGCCGAGAGCGCTGAGCGGCACCGGGTGCCGCGGCCAATGGGGGTTGCCAATTTGGCAACGCTAGGGCATGGTCATCGGCATGATCCAGACCAACGATAAAATCAAGGCCCTGAAGGCCGCTCAGGACGAGGCCCGCGCGGCCTACGAGCCGGTGCGGCTGGCATTTATCGATGGTCGGGTCGGTGAGGACGAACACGAAGAGGCCAGGTCCAGGTGGGCCGCGGCATTTGCCGAAAGGCTGAGGGCGGTGCGCTCAGCACAAGGCGGCGGAGGAAGAGATGAGCAGTGATTCACTACCATATTTGATTTTGATCGGGGTTCTGTTCCTCCTGCTACTGGTCTGGGACGGCGAAGCCGACGCCCAGCAGTGGCGGGACGACGGGGCCCCTCTCTGTGTCCTGAACGGTTATGACCGGCCGTGCGCTGACCCACCCTACGATCGCTGGGTGCCCGGCGCCGGTCCGGGCGGCGACACCTCGAAGTTTGATGACCCAGACGATGGTGATGACGGCTCAGGGCGATACCGCGACCGGCGGCGGACCTGGCGTGATCAGGCCCGTCGGGAGATCGAGGAGACCGGGGGGCGATGACCAGCGAACAGAGAACCGTGGACCGCGCGATGATCGCCGAACACGACAGAGCCGTATTGAACTGGCTCGGCCGCAAGTGGCGGCATGAGATCAGGGTAGAGCGACGCCGGGCGCTGATGTCCTACAACCGGGAGAGGGATCTCGTACCATTTTTTCCGCAGCGCGCGATCGGCCGTTATTTCAATGGGTTTGAGCGTGACGAGCCACCGGCTCGCACGATTCCAAGGATCAAGGCTGCGATCAAGCGCATCCGGCGAGACCCAGCCTGCCAGGTCTGGGGCGGCCTGAACCTCCGCGCGCTCTGGGCCGCGTTGGCCGCTGAGATTGTGATGGAGGGCGGCCGCGTCCGTGACCTGCCCGAATTCGATGAAGCGCGCCCCGAGCCCGGTCCCGAGCTTCAGGCCGCTTATGCCCGCGAGCGATCCCGGGCCCGCGCCCGGGCCTACTTCGTTGGTGAGGACCGGGACGTCGACATAGACAGGCCCTGGGAGGGCACGGAATTCGTGCCCGGCGCTCTCGCAGGTTAGAACCGTTCGAAAAATGTTTCACGTGAAACAATGAGGAGGATCCGATGGATCTCGTGATTATCGAAAGCCCGTATGCGGGCAACATCACCAAGAACGTTGGCTATGCGCGCCGTTGCATGGCCGATTCGCTCTCGCGCGGCGAGGCGCCGATCGCCTCGCACCTGATTTACACCCAGCCCGGCATCCTTCGGGACCATGATCCTGACGAGCGAAAGCATGGGATACAGGCTGGGCAGGCATGGATGGAAAAGGCCGACCGGGTCGTTGTTTACACCGACTACGGAATCACAGACGGCATGGCCATCGGCGTCGAGCGCGCCGGTCAGCTCGGGATCGAAGTCTCGTACCGGCAGATCGGGCGGCCAGAGGACGGGGACGGCGGCGACCCGCTGCGGCCCAGGGTCAGCGCGTCGATCGAGGCGCCGGAAGAAGAGTTTGTGCTGGCCGAGGGCGTTGAGGTCAGACAGTTCAGCGCGAAGAACGTCCCTGAGCTCGGGGTTGGTATTTTGGTCTGGCAGATCGAGGACGGCCGACAGGCCGAACCAACGGCCCGCGCACGGCTGCTCTGGGACGGCCGTGAGGGCCTGGCCCGGGCCGCATTCAACGCCTACGAGGTGGCCCGGATCCCGTTTGAGGGGATGACCACAAAAGACCTTGATGAGATCAGGTCGGCGCTGGGCACAGCCATTATTGAATTCGCCCCTGAAATCTTCCTGCGGTCCGAAACCATCGGCGGTGACCTCGGGCTCGGGCTTCGAACCATCAAGCCCGGTGGGCCGGACCAGGTCGCGATCAGTGTCGACTACGATCAATCTGGCGACCCTTTGCACGACGGAGTGCCAGAGCTCGGTGACTGGCTCAGGGATCTGTTTCAGGCCGGGTGCCCAGCACACCTGCTATCAAAGGTCTGCCGGGCCATGGAGAGCGCCGAGAGCGGCGAAAGCATCACGGTCGAATGGGAGGGATTCCCTGGTGGCGTGGCCACGGTCACGCGGCGCAAGTTCGGGCCCGCGGCCTAGCGAGCCCATATCATCCGTGCTAGGACGGTTTCGCCCTTCGGGGCGATTCCTGAGCGGGGGCGGGGCCGACGACAAAGGGAAACCTCGTTGCCGGCTCCGTCCCAGTCTTGATCTGAGCCGATGGGGGCGCCATGGCACACCACACAATTCGAGACGAGGAGGAGGACCGCCAGGCCTACGAGTCGCTCTGGTATCACGCCCTGATCGGGCTGGCCTACGTCGCTCAGGACGGCACGTTCAAACGAGCGAACCCGGCCATGCAACGCATCGTCGGCTACACCGAGGCCGAGCTCCAATCCAGACGATTCCAGGACATCACGGTGCCGGGAGACGTTGTCGCTGACGAGATCATGGCGGACAAAGTGGCGCGCGGTGAGGTTGACCACTACGACATGAACAAGGGCTACATCCACAAGCTCGGCCACATCGTTCCGGTCCGCCTTCGTGTCGTGGGCCTGCACAGCGAGAACGGATTCGAGTTCTTTGTTTCCCAGATGGCTGAAATCCACCAGCCCCTGGTCACGGTACCACCGGCCATGCACGGCGGGTTTCATCCCATGACAGCTGGCGAGATCAAGTGGACGAACATCGGCACCATGGTTTGGCGGGATCTGCCGAAGTGGGCAATCATCGTCGGCATGGTCTCGACCGCGATCGCAGGCGCCGTGGTCACGCTGAACCAGCTCGGCATTATCTGACTTGACTGGGGCCCCGACCGTTGCCAGTGTGGCAATGCTCAGGAGGCGCCCATGACAACCAAACACAGCACCGGAAACCGGGCCGACCCGGTCGGCGATCGCGGCGATGATCTCTACGAGACTCCGACCTGCGCAACGCTCGGCCTGATCGACGCGCGCCCCGATCATTTCATGGGGTTCATCTGGGAGCCGTGCTGTGGGCCCGGCGCCATCGCCCGGGTCCTGCGCGGACTCGATGACGTCGACGTCACTGCCACGGATCTGATTGACTACGGCTGGGACGGTCAGGACGCTTCGCGCGCCGACTTCCTCATGGAGCACAAGGGACCGTGGCCACCGAACTGGCCCTATCAGATCGTCACGAACCCACCGTTTAAGCTGGCGACCGAAATGATCGCCCACGCCGTCTTCGACCTGCGCGCACCGGGTTGGTGGCTGCTTCGCACCCTGTTCCTGGCCGGCGGCAGCGAGGAGACCAAGGGGCGCCCGCAGCTGCGCGCGAGCCTGCGCGAGCACCTTACCGACGTGCTGCAGATCAGCCCCAGACTTCCCGCCATGTACCGCGGCGGCGAGATCGATTTTGATCAGGCTGGGGCCGAGCTTCTGGACCGCCTGAAGGCGAACGAAATATCCCCGGCCGTCTATGACCTTGAGATCGAGGCTCTCGATGAAGAGCGCCAAGCCCGCGCGCAGGGCCGGTCAGCCATGGACTTCGCCTGGTTCCGGTTCCAGCCCGAGCCAAAAACAGGGCCGACCCGGCTCGAGTGGATCAACTGCAGGAGGTTTGAATGACGAAGGACCCGGTAAGGGGCGTGCGAGCAGCGTTGCGCCCCGACGACCCAAAGGCGCGCGTGGAATCACGTATCAGGATTGTGGGCAGCACGACCGCAGACCTCACGATCTGGCGCGATGAGGACGGCGATCTCGTGGTCTGTCAGGGCAAGGGCCGGGTCGTGATGGCCACGAATCAGGCCCGCCTGGTCGCGTTGGCTCTCTTGGAGATGCTTGGCACCAGGGCCGACCAGCCAGAATTCACATTTCAGGAGAGGTGACATGAGCACATCAGACCTACAAGGAATTGTCGGCGGCGTCTCGATTTTCGGGGTTACTGGCGGAGAGTGCGGTGAAGGAGAGGTGATGCTGCGCTCCACCTTCAATCATTCGGTTCTTATGCCCGCAGACGACGCGATCGAGATCGCCAGGCGGATGATCACCACAGCCGAGTGGGCCAAGGCAAAGACCAAGGCTGAAAAATCAGGGTTTTCAGTCGACCTTGACTTAGCGGCACAGTGCCTACGATCAGGTAAGCCGCTGGCCTCTGACCCGCAGGAGCAAGGCTCGTCCGGGTTCAGCGCCGATCAAGTGCGTGACGCCTCGCAGAGAATCGCGCAAGCGACGGACGACGCCAAAAACGTCAGGCCCGAAGAGCTCAAATCCGTGCTCGAACAGGTCGACCAGGCCAAGGACATCGTGGCCAAACAGTCCTACACGCTGGCTGAAATCGAGGAGGCCCTGAAATGGTGGGAGCTTTTCGGCCAAAGCGACCCCGATTTTCACGAGGTGCCCGGCCCGCTGCATGACTGTGGCGACCACGGGCACGATTTCGGCAAAGAGCTCAGCGTCCTTTTCAGCAAGGTCGGCGTTCACAGCGACTGCCGCTACGTCGAGGT